CCGTTAGCCACTTCAGTCCTCTCGTGAACCATTGTGGATAACCTCTTAACAATTTCTTCCCGTTTAGGGTGGTTGTAAAGGCGGTCATAGAGTTCAGATTTGGTGATGTAGTACGTGTGTACCAGGGCTTCTTGTCTGTCAGTGTAGGTAGTATCTTCTCTCAGGACACCTACACACTGAGGTTCAACTACATAGGGGTGTGGCTCCCCATTACGCATAATGAGTTTGACAAAACAAGTGTTGTAGCAAAGCGCCCAAGTGGTGGCAGTAGAAAATACTTGGTCAGCGTTGCTATTTAACCACTCGTCATTGAGAGCACGGGTAAGTACTGGGACTTTGGATTGTTCAGCATCATGGACTGCTGCCCCTGTGTTGATAGAGAATCTTGTGGTTTCAGCCGAGTAAAGAAAAGAAGTGAGTTGATCTATGTGCGGAAAGATTTTGTTGTAAATAGCTGGGGGTTGACTGGGGCTATTGCCAAACAAATACCAAGAACGCAAATTCTGGTAGTTGGTCTTTCTCTCAGGAACTGAGACGAGGCACTTCTGAATCAAGTCCAGATAAAAGAACTCTCTGTCTAAATCATTACTCGGTATTCTCATTTACTCACCTGTAAATTTTGATGGTCTATCATAGAGCCGTTCCCTGCGATTGGACCATTAAGTTTACCAGTTGGCGAGGCTTGATTGGGCATAATACTTACAGCCTCATCCTTGACTGGTCTGAACTGACCACCCATCACAGAGTTCATGCTGATACCGCCCTGGCTTCCCCACATGGCTGCGTCCCCAGGCCGTGCCTCTCTGGGAGGTGGTGGCATTTTAGGACCTTTCTCTAGGATTTGGCGTTCCTTCTCAGCCTCAGCCCCAGCAACAAAGTCTAGCTCTTTCTGAGACAACTCGTTGTTTCTAGTGAGATATCCTGTCTGGTGCTCACCTGCTTTGGTGCTCTTAATATCCGTCATTTGAAAGTCTTTGGCAAGTCCTTTTAGGCTTTCATCTGCCTTTTTTGTCCTGTCACTCCTAGTCCCTACGGGTTTTAAGTGAATGATTGATATCTGTGCTTTGCACATTTTCATGGGACATTCAGGCTCCCAAGCCTCAAATATGCCGTGACTTTCGCAAAAGTAGTCTCTAAGAATTGCCATTGTTTTACCCTCTTTCATCTAAGTTTTTGTCACTGTAATCGTGACGATTTGCCATACCTACCTTCAATTTAATCCCGTCCCTCGTCATCACCAACTTCTGACTTGGCATGTGGGGGCTGTACGCCTCTTTTCTATAGTCCACGTACCTAGTGTTATCCCGTCTCTTCATCACCCTCACACGCCCGTCTTTCCACTCCTTGTAAGCCTTGTTGACCCTGAGTTGCACCAGCTCTGTCAGGGGTTCACATTCTTCTAGGAAAACATCCCTGATATGGGCAGCAGACAGGCCACAGAGGTCAGCAAACAAAGGTATGGATATTCCCCTATCCTTGTCTTGGAGGAATCGTTTGATCTGACGCTTGAGTTCAGCTTTGGGGAGTGGGACGTTTTTCTGCTCCATAGATGCCTATGTGTTTAAGGTAATTAGAAACATTCTTGCCTACAGCAATCTCTTCAGGAGTCATGGTTTGCTGAGAGCGAGAAACCTCACGGGTAATCTTCATCTGTAAGAGTCTAGGTTGCAACTGCTCGGCATAAGCTGCAACAGCCAGTGCACAGGCTATGACCCTGTCATCCTTGCCACGCCCAGGTGCACCCAAGAACCCTTGTTCTCTAACAATACATTTCATCTCATCAAGCGTGTCCATAGAGACAATGTTCATCATGCCACGCTCAAAGTAATCTTTCATGTAGTTGAGCATACGTTCTTTAGAACTAGCAGTGGTTAACCAGTACATGGAGTTGCCTGGACCCGTCATCGAGTCATTCCTCCTCCAGATGTAGTTGGTCATGCTCCCCAAGACATCTTCCAGTCCACGGCCTAAGTCTCCAGTGGTATTGGCTGCTTGTCTCTTCAAGTTTTTCATCTCATTGATGACCGCTTGACCTGGGCCATTAATCTCAAGGTTCAAGGTACTGTTCTTGTACGCACCGCCCAGATGGGCAATCACCCACGCAAACTGATAGGTGTTCATCTCAGAGGTGGCAAACTCAGCTACTTGGTCCAGACCATCAGCATAGCATCGGAACACCTGTATGCAAAATCTGTCTGCCCAATCGGAGCTTCCGTAAGCAGGGTCTGCTCCGATAACATAGTAAGCTGTATCAACTGGCTCTTCCCAGATTTTAAGAGTGGACAGTCGTTCTGTGGATTTGAGCACCTCGGTGTCTTGGAACATTTGACCGAAAGCGTAACGGTAGCCGTCATACAACACCTTCTTACTTATCTTTGCTGCTTCTGTGCATCTGCTGTTGGAGAAGAAACTCGTGCCTGTCATCACAAAAGCATAGTCTTCAGTGGGTGGAAACTCTTGGTACATCAGACTCTCGTCCTTGATACCCTCAGCCAGCTTCCATCTCCACCACGCCATTTGCCTAGAGTTAATCTCAAAGCCATACATCTTCTTGATGTCCTTGACCCACTCCTTTTCCTCACCCTTTAACTTACCGTCCCAGTACACCTTGTAGATGTTGGAGTCGGCAGGGACTGAATAGTATTCATTACGCCACCAGCCACAGAAGATTGCCCTCTGTGTCTTGGCCCTTTTAGCCGTCTTGTACATGTCGTGGAACATGTTAAAGCCCTGAGCCGTACTCTCAAACATGTAGAGTCTCTCAGGGTTCTTCTCAGCTAACGAGGCGATGAGAGAAGCGAGTCCTTCTTCATTTCCCCAAGAGGCTGTCTCGGTGCCGTGTAAGTAAGTGATAGCCTTACCTTGCCCCAGTCTAGATTTATTCCCAGCGATTTGGTAAAAGATTCGTGAGCGATTTTTAAGAACCATTTGGTTTCTATTGTGGGCCACCAAAGGAATCTTGTACTCCTTGGGTAAACCTTCAATGTACATTGCCAGAGTAGAGCGGAACATATCTCTATTCTCTTCTGTGTCTGCAACAAGAGTCCCCTGCCAACCAGGATGGGTAAACTGCCAATAAAGGTCAAGAGCCAGACTAACAGTAGTAATACCCAACTGCCTACCTTTAAGAATAACGAAAAAATGTACGTCATCTTCTAACCCCTTTTGCATCTCTTCCATTACATACGTCTGAGTACCCAAGAGCGTACCCATCTTCTTCAAGCCCTCCTCTTTGGTCTCAATCTTGAGTTCAGCACAAAACTTGTAGAAGTTATTTAAATTAAAGTTCACTTTGGCTTACCCATTCTTTCATCTGTCCAGTTTGCTATCTCGTGCTTAACATCCCTGTTTCTAGCACAGGATATTAACTCTTTGTAAAAGATTTCAGAATAAACCTCTGCCCACTCTTTTGCCAACTTCCTCTTGCTACTGGGCTTAATGCACTGTATGGCTCGCTGCATCTCTTTCTTGAGTTTCATACGAGAGTTGTATAACTGCTCTTGCGTATCCTTCTCTGTACCCATGTTCTAGTGCCTCTGCTATCAATACATCTCTCTCTGCATGTGTCACACAAAGCCTTACCCAGAGTGCCCTACAAAGCTCTCTAAGCTCGTCCTCATCTTCCCACAACAGATTACTCAATACTCTCTCCCATAAACCTCAAGAGCACCCTACAGGCCAATGTGACATCATCCAACTCACCGTAAGACTGACAGTCATTCATTGTGTCCTTCAACCTCCAAACCATGTACTGGTCTAACAAGTCCGTAGCCGTCAACCTGTGACTGCCAACTAGAGTGAACTCCTCACTGGGCAACGCCCTTACCTTTCCACCTGTGCTCATGCTGTCCTCCAGACTCTTACAACCTCACCCTCGGTCCTGCAGGTGTACTTACACCCCAACCTCTTACTCGCCCTGTAGTTGGCATTCATCACCTTCTGCCTAGCCTCTACAGGCACAGTAAAACTGTCCCCCACATCCATCTCTTCATACGGATACGCATATACCACCCTTGGTAACGGTATATCCATCTTCTTCTTCTCTATTGCTAGTTCTGTAACCATATCTATCCCTCTACTAATAACGCTACTATACACGTAAAAAAAGAGCTATGCAATGGTTAGTTACATAGCTCAAACCCGTCAATCAATGGCAACTGCGGGAAACTAAAATCTTTTTGGGGGGGGCGAGATGTGGAGTACACGCCCACACAGCAGCTCAGTCCCATCACCTGGGCAGCAGCATCACGCTCAACATGCGCTCAACATGTGCCAGTCCCTTTCCCCTTTCCATGCTCAGATGTGCTCTCAGGACACGCTCTGGCATGTGATGACAGGCTCGACATGGTGTCCCAAATATGTTTTACAGGGGGCGAGGAGAGGC